CTGATCGTTGATCTGGCCCTCGTAGGCCTTGCCGGCGTACTGGTCGAAGGTATCAAAGGCGGTAGCCATTATTTTTCACCTCGCAGGAACTTGTTGTAGGCGTCAGAGCCGTCGCTGGTCAGCTTCGGACGGTTCTTCAGGTCTTTTGCCAGGCCGGCGAGGCTGTCCTTGGTCGCTTGAGCGTCCTCGTCGTCATCCTCGTCCGTGGTTTCCTTCGCGTCCTCCTCGGCGGAGTCGAAGGCGGCGGTGATGTAGGCCTCGGACTTGCCGGACCAATCGCGGGTGGGCTTGAGCTGGGTCAGCGCGGCGCGCTTGATCTCCAACGGGGATACCAGGCCCTTGCTGTCGAAGCTCTTCACGATCTTCGAGGCGGAGGCGATGGTGTCCAAGGTCTGCTTTACGCGAACGCCGATGGCAGCGTCGGAGGTGGCCTTTTTGGCCTCTTCCAGCTTCTCCTCGGCTTCGTCCTTGGTGGCTTCGGCCTTGTCGGCGCGTTCATTGGCTTCGTCGAGAGACTTCATGAGCTTTGCAATGCCGTCTTCGACGATCACTGCCTGCTCTTCGTCCAGCACGACGGAGAGGGTTTTGTTGGAGTCCAGAAAGAGCTTCCGGGTCGCCATGGTTGGGGTACCTTTCGGTTTGTGGTCAAAAATACGGGCGACCTTTCCGGCCCGTGCTGCCTCTACAACCGCCATGTGGTTGTTCAGGATGGTGCGCTGGGTGTACTCGTAGGACTGGCCGCCTGGCGCAACGCCGGGCTCTTTCGCGTATTCAGCGGTGTAGCCAGGCGATAGCTCGGCCTTGCCCGACTCAATGTCGTCGATGGCCGACTGGTCCTTGATGATCATGTCGACGACGAGGTTCTCGCCGTCCTGCTCAACGCCGCGAACGTGGCCGACGGAGACCTCGCGGAAGGTGGTCGAGTCGACCAGGTCTTCGGGATGGTCGTTGGTCACATCCTTGTCGACGTACGTGGCCATCGACTCAGGGCTGAACAGCTCTTCGGCGGGCTTGTAGACGTTGACGATGCGGGCCGGGCCCGGCAGGTCCAGTTCAGTCGAAACGTACTGGTAAACCCCCGTGCGGGCCGCAATGCCCTTAACGCAGAGGTAACCCTCAGGCGTGCGAGTGCGCGACGTCGGCGTGAAGGCCGCGTCGATGGTCATTCTTTTCATGTGCTACCCGTTCTTGTCGGGGAAGTAGTTCACGCCGGGTATCAGGGATATCCCTACGCACCGGCAGAGCGGGTGGTGCTTGCCAGGGTGCAGGTTGGTCACGCCGCGCCAGGTGGCGCCCTCGGCAACCTTGTACACGCCAGGGCCGTATCCAATGTCCTGCTTGGCGATGCCGTAGCAGCTGATCTTGGCGTTGGGGTACTTGCCGCTAGGGTCACCAGATACCCGCTGATCCTTAGCCGTCTCCACGCGGTAGAACTCGATGCCGGCGGCTGCTTGGCGCTGGCGGGTCAGGTCGCTGTTCAGCTGCGACACCTGGTCCCGCGCGATGAGCTTGGCACGCCGCGAGCTGACACCGGTCTGCTCCTGAATCTGCTTGGCGATGGCCGTGGGAGCGAGGCCGCTCTTCATGCCGCCCAGCACGATCGTCTCGACCCGCTGGAAGTACTCGGCAGGGATGGACTTGATCAGGTTGACGTTCTCGGCGGTCGAAGCCTCGAGGTAATCGACCATGCCCTTGGGCTTGGTGATCAGCTCGAAGTCCACGCCCACAGCCCGGTTGACCGACTTGCGGAAGTCATCAGCATTGTCGGCTTCTGCCCGGCTGATGGTGCCGGCGGCGACACGGCGGGCCTGTTGATCGAACAAGCTGGTGGTGAACGTCGACGACACGCGGCGTATTACTGCGAGGATTTCGTCAGTCCAGCCGTCCAAGGTGACCTGGCTGTCGGCGGTGTACTGCGGCTTCAGGCGAGCCAACTCAGGGCCAAGGACCGCATACAGCTGCTGCGACATGTTGCGCACCAAGGCGTTGAGCTCACCCCGGTAGAAGCGCACAGCGCCATCACTCGGTTTAACCGGATCAGGCGCCCGTGGCTTGCGCTTTCTTCCCATCAGCGCCTTGGTCGTCGCCGTCAGGGCCTCCAAGGGTGAAGGCTTCGAGGTCTTCTTCGGAGCCAAGGCCATTGTCTTCGTCCTTCTCGCGCTGCTCTTGGGCGGCGATCTGCTCGTCGGTGATGGCGTAGCGGCCCTTGGCCTGAGCGCGGCGCATGGCGTGGCTCGGGCGGATGATGCGGCTCTCGATGTTGAGCTGGTCGGCCTGGGCGTCTGCCAAGTCCTCCTGAGCCTCTTCCACGCTCGACTTCTGGTAGAGCGGGTTCCACTCGAACTCGATGTCTTCGGGGTAGGTGCCCAGCGCAGATCGAATCATCACCTCGTCCAGGCGCTCAAGGTCTCGGCGCATCTGGCCGTCCTGCTTACCCTTGATGGTGCCGTGGTAAGTCTTGAGGTCGCCGTCACCGGTCGAGTTCAGGCCGGCAGCTGACTGCCCCCAAAGCTCGGTCACCGGCATCTCGGCGGCGCCGGCAGTCCAGACCATGAACTGTTCCATGATCTGGCTCAGGCCAGAGAAGGCGATGCTCTTGCGGTCATAGACCTCGTTGTCCTGGTCCAGCAGGCCAAGGTTGATGATCCCCTTGAGCATGCCGAACAGGCGGTAGCGCTCGGTGATCTGATCACACTGCGCGCTGGACAATGCACCCTGTAGACCTTTCACGCTGATGGTGTCGACGTTCGCCTCAAGCACCAGCGATGCGATACCGCCCTTGGTGGCCACCACATCGCGCAGATCTTCCATGCAGCGACGAAGGCGGCTATCACCCCAGCCCTGTTCGAACTGAGACATGCGTCGCGGCAGGCGGGCACCGGTGCGGCGGATGACGTGCGAGTAGTGGATCGGCTGCTGGCCGTTCACGACCGTGTACACCTCGGGCAGCATCCAGTTGGGCGCCAGAGGGTCGGTGAAGTTGAACTGGCTCGGCTGGATGTCCCAGCGGTCGAACACGACGATGTTCTTCAGGCCGCCCTTCTTCACCTTGTCCAGGTTGAGCGGCTTGCTCAGGTCCTGGCCGGTGATCATCAGCATGGCCGCGCCGCCGTAGAGGTCAGCCCAGCAGCAAGCATCCAGGTACTTCTGCTGGACGCCCAGCCGGCGCTCTTCAGCAGCGATCTTCTTTGCGTCCTTCCCCGAGAAGGTGCGCCACTCACGCAGGGCATCTTCGTTGGGCTTGTCCACGATCCGCCGAGCCAGCCAGTTGGACTGGTAGGCCGCCTCCAGTTCGTACGGGGTGACGAACTGAAACCCGAACCGGTTGTGCGTGCGCTTGTCACGGTTGGTTCCGATATTGGCCACCAGGTTGGAAAGACTGTCCGATGTGACAATCCCGCCAGATGGCACTTGAATTCGCGGTTTTGATGTGGTCACAGATTTTTCTCCGCGCCACGAAATGGCACTTCATGATTTTGTGGTGCGGATCACTCGACCTTGCGGCTAGGCAGCTTGAAGTCGGTCACTCGATCAGCAATAGCGCGCACCTTCTCAACCCCGAGCAGGCCAACCCAGCCACCAACAAAGGCAGCCATGCTTTGCGGCAGGCCGAAGAACTCGAAGCCGCTGATGATTGTCAGGGTCAGGCCGCCGCAGATGGCTCCCTCCACCAGCATTTGCCGGCGAGTGCCACCGCCGTAGGTGATACGCAGTACAGCCATCGCGCAGGACAGGCCGGCCGCGTACAGGAGGGGCGAATGCTGGCTCAGCCACGCAAGAGCAACTGCCCAGGTGTCTGGTTTGTCTGGCATGTTGGACATACTCGATATCCCCTCTTAGGGGCAGCAGGAAGAGACCCGTTTGAGGGCCTATTTCGGGCAACAAAAAACCCGGCTGTTTGGGCCGGGTTCTGAATGTTTTCGCCAAAGGCGAAATTATGACGATGGCGAAATAGTGCCAAAACACTCCTCAAATTGTCAAGCGGCTATTCCCTGATCCTCATCATTGCGTTCACGGAGCCTTTCCACCACCCGAGCAACAGGCTTCAGGGCCTGCTTGTCGAGCTTGTCGACGTGATTGCAAAGAGCCTCCCATAAATCCTGCCAGTCCCTGGCCCAGTTCTGCGGGTTCATCTTCTCGCCGGTGCGGTCCTCGACGAACATGCATACCGCCCCCGGCCCCATCGCCTCGCCGCCGTGAACGAGTATCTTGTGCGATTGGAGCGCGGCCATGGCCATCCAGTAGGCTCGCTGCTTCTTGCGGTCTGTGAGCGCTTCCAGGCCGCTCCCGAGCCATACCAGACCATGGGCGATGCTCAGGTCGTTACCGCTGGCCACGGGCGAGTACATGAAGTTGCCCAGGTGACGCAGCGACTTCGGCAAGGAGTCGATCGCCTGGAGCACCAGACCGGCGGTCAACATGTGCGCGCAGCGGTCATTGGTGAGGCGGCGACCCGGGCGGGTTTCCTGCACCCCTTCCTTGCGAACCTCGTACACCTTGCACACCTCCTGCCCGTCGTGGTTCTCCAGCATGACCATGATCTTCACGTCGCCGGAGCCACCCTTCTTGCCCAGGGCTGCCTGCTCCGCTGCAACGGCCAGGGCCGAAGCGCGGTTTTCGTGCAGTGCGTCGTGCCAAACTTGGCGAGCGCTGATTACTTTCATAGTCGATCCCCCTGGATGCGATTGGTCTTCTTCAGCAGAAATTCTTCGTAGCAGCGCTTGCGGCGCACCGCCCCAGCCCAGGACAGCGAAACACCACCCACCACCATGAGGGTGGCCAAAATCAGGAATCCCCATGCTGGTGTCATGCTGCTGTCCTCCTCAGGTCTTTGAGCTTCTGCCTGTACAGGGCCTTGATGGCCTGCAGGTCTTCGATGGTCAGGCGCTGGGGCTTATGAGGCCCTTCTAGCCATTCAACCTGGTCGGCGCCGATGCGCTTCACCAGCCGGATGCGGTACTCGACCGCATTCCCCGACAGGTTCCGATTGCACTTAACGCACTGCCGGTGGACGTTGAGCAGCTCGAAGCGCAGCTCTGGGCAGGCGCCCACCGACCGGTAATGCCCGGCGTCCCAGCGGCTGCCGGTAATCAGGTCGTGGTCGCTCGGGTTCGCGTCGCAGCTGATGCACGGCAGGCCGGCGTCGCGCTCGCGGATGTAGGCGTTGAACGCGGTCTGCGCCTCGGCCATGTGCTCGCGGCGGGTCTTCAGCTTCTCCCGGCGCTCCTGGAGGTCCTGGCGGGCCTGCCTGGTGATGGCCTTGGCCGCGACCTTCTGCAGCTTAGGATCTTTGGCCATGGCCTTGGCACAGGCGATGCTGCACACCTTCTGCGTGGACATGGCTGGCTTGAAGGGCTTGCCGCAACCTGGCGCCTTGCACTTCTTCGGCTTGATCTCCTTGGCAAGCATCAGTACTGCCCTCCCCACCGATCCGGCTCAGTCCAGCGCACGCCATGCTCGGCACCGAAGGCGTGCATGACCTCGAACAGGTCGCTGAACCACTTCTGCGACTGCTTGCGGGTCGAGACGCCCAGGACGACAAAGCCACCGTCGATGCCCGGCACCGCATCCTGTTTCTGCACCGCCGCGCTGAAGATGTGCTTCCAGTCCTCGTCGGTGAGCTTGCGGCCGTACCACTCCACCTGCTGGGAGACGTCGCGGAGCATTGCCCACATCTTCCGGTTGCAGACGTCTGGGCGCTTCTCGTCCTTGATGACCACCACCTTGGGCTTGGTCAGGTCGATGGCGCGCAAGGCGCCGTACAGGCGGTTGAGGTCCTGACTGCTGCGAATTGCGAACTCAGCCACGGTTCCCCTCCTTCACCCAACGACGGATCGCCATCTCGCAACCTGAAATCAGGCACACGCCATTCGCCAGGCCGCGGTGAGTCTTGTTGGTCCCGCAGCCGCACCAGCATTTCGGCTGGCGACCAGGGCGCCTTTTTCGGGGTTCCATGTAGCGGATGTGTCCCCGCTGCCCGCCGACCTGTCCCCAGCCATCCATGCCTCCGCGCATGGCAGCGGAACGGGCAGCCTGAGACATCGTGTTGAGGTCAGGCATTGGCCACCTCCTGTAGCTGCTTCTCCGCGGCGCGCACCCGGGCGGTGAGCTGGCTGATCTCGTCCAGCAGGCCCAGCGCGACCTCCTCCACGGTCGACTCGCCAAGGAACTCGTCCAGGGCGTCCGTGTGGCGCTCAAGGGCATCGCTTCCGGCGCGCCAGGAGGCCACCACCGACCACAGCAAGGGCTGGAGCTTGTGTTTGTCGATGGTCATGCACGGCCTCCTTCCACGCGAACGGCTAACTCAGCCATACAGCCCCCTTGATCAACTCTTTTCGGATTTATAAAATCTCGCGCACCGGCCTCAAGCCCGTTGAAACCTTGCGGAAAAGTGTCATCGCGGGTGAGAGGCCGATCAGTTTTCCCGCTCAATACTTCACTCTTCACACCACCTCCCCGGCCGGCTGCCCGGCGCGCTTGATGTTCAACTGAGCAATGGCGGCACGCGTCTGCCGCTTGCGAAGGTAGGTATCGACACGGCGGCGCTGGGCTTCCTTGGTGCGCTGGCGTTCTTTCTTGGCCTGGGCTGCCTCGATGATGCAGCGCACCTCGGCGAGCTTTTCGCGGACCTTGGGGCTGGCCTTGGTTCGCACCTCGCCAGTGATCAAGCCAGCGATAGCGCGGCCATCCTCAGTGGGAGGAGCAATTCGCAGGTGGGCCAGATGCTTGGCGCCCGCCTCCTGGCTAATCAGCTTCGAGCGCACCGCAGACTCGATAGCGGTGACGCGGCGTACCGGGTCATAGCCCAGGGAGACTTCCCACTTGGCCGGAAGGGCTTCCGCCCTGGCAGCGATCACAAGGCGCTCGTAGGCGCTCATGAAGGCCATACGGGCGCCGACCTTGTCGCCAGCCTCAAGCACAGACCCTGATGCGGTCATAGCCTGGCGAATCTCGGCAGTCATCACGACCGTCTCGCTTTCGTCGCTGGCAGACAGAGCGATGGCCCAGGCCTCGTCTTTGCCTGGGTGGCCGTCAGCGGACTGGGCGTGCTTGAGGATCGCGGCTACCGTCAGGCGGCCACCTTCACGGCGACAGGTGCGAAGCGCATCGGACAGCACGGACTCGCTGTATTCGCGAAGGTCTTCGACCATCAGCAGCGCGGCGCCCTGGGTGAGCTGCTGGCCCATTACCTCAGCGGTAGCGAACAGGGACAACAGCAGTTGGTCTTGCTGGGTATCATTCAGCATGGGTCGCAGCCCTCTTGGCTCGCAGCGCTTCCAACGCCTGTTCGGCGGCGCTGTAGTTGGCTTGGGTTTGCTCGATCTGGCGGGCAGTGGTGCCGGTCATCTGGCGATTGGTGACCCACTGGGTGTGATAGGCCTCGGCGTTCTGGAGCAGGTCGCCAAGGCTGTGCAGGCGGTTGACCAGCTTGCTGTCGTTGATCCGGACGAAGTACGCGGCGACGTGATGGGCGACGTCGATGCCGAGCCGGTCCACCAACTGACCGATCTGGCCGCCAGCCTTGGCGTTCCATACCGGCCACGCTCCGTGGCGGCTGCGGTAGGCCATTGCGTAGTTGGCCCAGGCCTTGAAGGTTTTGCAGGACGGATCTTTCGGCCCTGGCATGTCGGCTGGAATTTCGCAGCGCGGCACATCGGACGAAACCAAGGTCAGTCCGGCAGGTTGCGACGGCGCAGCCGGGGCCTCCTGCACACTGTGACTGGTACCCTGATTGGTATCCTGATTACTGGTATCCTGATTTGTCGGAGATTTTTCCGACCCAAGCTCGGATTTTTTTCCGACCTTGATCGGAGATTTTTCCGACCCTGATCGGATTTTTTTCCGAGGTGAAGGATCGGATTTTTTTCCGACCTTCACTTTCGTGGTCGGATATTTTTCCGACCCGTCGATCTTCTTGTTCCACTCTTTGCCCTTGGCAGTTAGCTGCACCAGGGTGATGTTGTTGGTGCTGGAAAGGTTGATCAGGCCAGCGCCTGCAATCGCCTTCAGCAGGCGATACGCGGTATCCGGCTTGTCGGTGAGCAGCGGCAGTTCCTCGACAATCTTCGCCTTGCTCAAGGCGTAGAAATCGCCTTTGTCCGTCTTGACCAACTTGGCCCAGCTTGGGCACTCATAGACGAACGCGAACAGCAGCGCTTGCTGGGAGTTCAAGCCCCAGTCCAGCGCCTTCGCCTGGTTGATCGTGACGGTGAACTGCATATCAGTCCCACTCCAGCTGTTCGATGCTCTCGATTTCCGCCATGCGAGAACGGGCCAGCTGGAGAAGAGCAGCGATTTCCTTCTCGTCGAAGCTCTTCATCTCGTTCGGGATGATCTTGAGGTCGAGCACGGCCAGGATCTTGGCAAACTCCTGGAATTTCTCGGGCTTCATCCGGCTGATGGTCGATTCATCGACGCCAATCGCTTCGGCAACCGCAAGATTTCCAACTGATGCAAGCCTCTGCATGAGCTGGCCGTAGTTCTTGCGTGCCCTTGCATCCTGTTCCGGGCTTAATTTGCTCGTCGACATGATCAGGCCACCCACTGCAGCTCAGGCCAGATCACGTCCCAGTCCTCTGGGCGCAGAGATTTACGGGTCAGAAGCCCATGGCTCACGCGCTCAAGGGAAGAGGCCAGCATCGCCGACGCCTGCTTATTGCCGTAGGCAATCTGTTTCAGGTAGCCACGGCTGGTGCCGGTCTTCTCAATGTCCGCGTCCGAGGCGGTTTTCAGCCACTCCAACAACTTGGTGTGCTTGGTTCGCATCACGAATCTCCTCTGTGATGCGCCAATTCTTACCCATAGGTAAGTACAAAGCAATACCCGCAGGCCATTTACCCACAAGTAACGGGAAAGCATATTTGCTCGATGGATATCAACCTAGTAAGAAAGGCCAACCTTCAGCTTCTCATCGACCGCCAATTCGGCCCTGGCAAGCATGGCGCCAAGGCCGAGTTTGCCAGGCGGCTAGATAAGCAAGCTGACTACATATCGCGCTGCCTTTATCCGCCTGGCAAGAAGGGCGGAAAAGGGGTGGGCGAGGATTTCGCCCGAGAGATCGAAAAGGAATTTCAGATTCCGCAGTACTCGATGGACAAGCCAGGGCTAGGCCTGGATGAATCGGAAACGATCAGCGTCGAAGGCCTGCCCGCCCCACTGGCCCAAAAGATCAAAAGCTACCGCAGCCTGGTGGACGTACCGCGCTACGACGTTGCGGGATCAATGGGCCCTGGCACGGAGCCGCCTGAGATGAACATGGTTGTTGATCACATGAGCCTGGATGCCAACTGGGTTAGGCAGAACCTGACCTATACCAAACTGGACAACCTGAAGCTGATCTCCGGTCGCGGCGATAGCATGGCGCCAACCATCCACAAGGGCGACGCGGTGCTTGTTGACGCTGGCATTACTAGCGTTGAAGAGGACGCGATCTACTTCTTCATGATGCGCGGCCAGCTCCAGATCAAGCGCATCCAGCGAGGGCTGGACGGGCTGAAGATCATCTCGGACAACACCCAGTATCCAGCGATTGAAGTGCCGGGCGAGCGTGAGGATGACATCAAGATCCTGGCCCAGATTATCTACTGGTGGACTGGTCGGAGCTTCTAGCCATGTCCCTAACCAAGCCCAACCAGCAACTGCGCCGAGACCTGAAGGATGCAGCTTTCGCCCTTGAAAGCGCCGCCCTGGAGATTTTCCACAAGGCGCAAGGCCATGAAGATGCTGAGTTCCTGGATGCGATGAAACAGGCCAAAAAGCTGCATGAACTGGCAGATCGACTCACAGGGTATGGGGAAGAAGTGAAAGCCGGGCGAGTTACCAGGACAAAGGAATGACCTTGACCAAGCCAAACCAAGATCTCCGTCGCGACCTCCAGGGCTTGGCTAGCGATCTGAAATGGTCTGCGGTCGAACTGATGCGCATAGCCGATCGCCTGAGCCAGGCCGGAAACGAGCATGACGCCCAGGCAGTGATCAGGATCTGCCAGGTGATGCAGGCAGGAGAGGATCGGTTGGCAAAGTATGGAGACGAGGTAAAGGCTGGCACCATCACCGTCGCGAAGATCGAATGACCTGGCGCGGAGTGGATTTTTTCTGGCTTGAGGGCTTATAGCGTGGCTCACTCACTTCTGTACCAGGTCGGTGAATCCGTCCACCTCATTGAGGCCGAGGTGAAAAGGCTGCTCGATGTGGTCGACGCCCTCAAACAAGCTGGCAACGATGAATTGGCTGCGACCATCCTGGCTCAGACACACAAGGTTCTTGAGGCTGTGATAGCGCTGCGAATCGCCGCGGCAGGATGAGCCCGGGGATCGGTTGGTGGGGTATGGGGATGAGGTAAAGGTAGGGCGAATCGCTCGATCAGCTTATGCGTGATTCGGGTGTGACTTCCCGGCCATGCCAAGCTGATGCGATAATAAAATCATTTCGCCATCACTGAAGAACAGGGAACGTCTGATATCATGAGTAGTCGTACAGCAGCCATCAGTAAGCTAGGAGTCGGGATGAAATCGTATGCGGTGTGGAATAACAAAGGCGGGGTCGGCAAGACTTACCTGACTTTTGCTATCGCCTCTGAGTACGCGCGAATCCATCCAGAGAAGCGAGTGATCGTCGCCGACATGTGCCCGCAGGCCAACCTTTCCGAAATCATTCTCGGAGGCAATGGCAAAGGCGCCGCTGCGCTCGCTGACCTGATTCGCGCCAGAAAGACCATCGGGGGATACTTCGATGCTCGTACGCGCAGTGCTCACACCATTACTGGGAGTGAGACGTCTTTCCTTTTGAAGGGAAAAGACTTCAACAAAAACATGCCCGACAACCTTTACTGTTTGGCAGGCGATCCGAGCCTTGAGGTCCAAGCGCCGGTGATCAACCAATTGAGCGCGGTTAGCCTTCCGGCAGACTCGTGGAAGAATGTTCACCTCTGGCTTAAAGACCTTGTGACTGCCTGCGCGAATCATCTTGGTGCAGCGGATACCACCTGCTTCATCGATTGCAACCCTAGCTTTGCAGCCTATACAGAGCTCGCATTGTTAGCAGCGAACCAGATCATTGTTCCCTGCTCAAGTGATGGTTCATCGGCGCGAGCGATCGATAACCTTGGCCAGCTGGTATACGGCATTGACGTCCAAGACGCTTACCGCGCCGTGAGCTTCTTCGACAGGAGCCACAATTTCGGCGCGCCAGTTCCCGTAATTCACTCATTTGTCTTCAATCGCTCGACCCAATACGACAAAAAGGCCAGTAAGGCTTTTTCGGCAATGTTTGACAACATAGCCGCCCGTGCTGAAAACCTTCGCACTAAAAAGCCGAGTGCATTCCAAAGCGGGGCACTACAAACCTTCGAGGTCCCAGATAATCATTCCGTTGCTATCGTTTCCTCTCACCACGGGTTGCCACTTTTCGATGTCAAGCCAGGCAGCTATGAGGTTTACGATACCAAGCCTCAAGTGAACAACGAGCCTATCGAGCGTTATCAAAAGGCGATTACACACCTCGTATCGAGCCTGTGATCCACAAGATTTGAAGCCCGCCTCGGCGGGCTTTTTCATCCCTGCCTTTTGCCTCCGCGCCAATACTATTTCCCAACCATCGGTGCGCTGGAGCCTTTCGCTTCATACTGTGCGCGATTGAATGCACGCTGGATATCTTCTTTATCGGCATTTCCATGATCGATGCGAGACCCCATGCACTTCAGCTCTCTAACCCCTCCGGGTCCCTCTATCTTCATTGCAAAGGGCTCGCAGGGCACACCTTTCTGTAAGTAGCACCTCGGATTGCCGAAAATACATGCCCTAGCAGCGCTATTCAGATGACTTTTCATTGGTACCCATGCATCCCCTTGCTTGGCTTGGATGGAAAAGTCGAGCCCCTCATCGCCTACGTTAGGGTATTCGGGGGGCGACTCAGCAAACGAATGCTGCATTGCAGCGGCGAGGATTATGGTTAGAACCGTCCTTCTGTGCATGGGCTGATCTCCCAGGAAGTGATGATTGCCTGGTCGACAACCATCACCCAGGTGATCACAGTGTAGAAAGCCCCCGAGCATGGGTGCTCATGGCCGCGACAAACGGCATTTCGGACGATTAGGGCCTGGAAGGATGTTTCAGCGTTTTTTCATGCCTTCACGCTTTTTTCACGCCCTGCTCTGCACAGTAAAGGTTCATCCGCTTCCCTACGTTAGCCCGCATAGCAGTGCGGGCTTTTCTTTGGCTGCGCGCCAGAGGAGTACAAATGTGCCCACACAGTATTGCCAGCTCCAACCAGATAAATTACTGTCTATCCATACAGTAATTGGAGCGCTACACCATGGCCAAACAGCAGTCAAAACAGAAAGCCCCTACCCTCCCTAGCCCTTATGAGCTGATGGGCGCCCGCATCCAGAAGATCATCAACTCGCCTACAGCGCAGAAGGCCAGGTCCGTGGTGATCGAGAAAACGCACAGCGAAGCCCAAGAAGACTGGGAGCGTTTTTTGGATGAAGTAGCGGAGAACGACAACGTCACCATTGCGCCGCGCGACGATGGGTCAGTAAAGCTGACCTGGACAGTACCCGCCGAAGACTGATTTCAGATTCCCTCCTTTGCCCGCCTTGTGCGGGCTTTTTTGTGGGCGCGTGAAAATATTTACCCAAGGGTATTGACTGAATGTTTTACCTGCGGGTATCTTTTCTCCATCGAGACGGCAAGCTACACAGCCCCTCGGGAGGCCCTCAAGCCGACCGCTCTTTAAAAACCGAACCGCAGAAAGGCTTCCAGCCAGCGAAACGACTAACGCACCGGGCGTGGGCGACTCCCACCCTGCTGCGCTGTATCGAATAGCCCTGGAAGCCCAAACCAGAAAACGTATGGAAAGAAGTCATCGCCCAGTCGCAGGTGGCGGGTAACAGCGACCAGGAACAACCGTTGAGCTGTAGCGCCCGGTATGCCGACGCATCGGTCAACACGACATTCGATTTGAGCCAGCGACCGACGCCAGTAGCGGGTCGCGGTGCACCACGAGATTCACTGAAGCACCTGGGCGACCGGGTGCTTTGGGAATCCACTGGAGGAGCACCCGATGAATCAACCTGCAAAAGACCCCGTGAAATGCGCCCGCTGCCACCAGCCGGTAGAGAAGCCGATCTACCGAATCATCTACTTCATTGGCTTCGACCGTGGCAGGCGGGCTTCCATGAGCGAAAACCTGCCGTTCTGTAGTGACGAGCACGCCAGTCACGAGCAAATGAGCCGAGAAGGCTGAAGATTCCCTGACAGCCGGAAAGACGGCCCGATGCCCTGCTCCCCATCGCAGGCTGCATCGGAGTGTGATCTGAATGCGCAGGCTGATGCGCACGGAAAGACCCAACGGGCTTTGCACGACTTTCCTTACCCGACTCTCGTGCATCGACGCTCCGTAGGGCTACTCATCTAACCACCGCCCTTTGATGCGGCAAGCCGGAAAGAACACAGCACCGGCCAGATCACACCCCGATACATCCCGCATCCCAACTGGAGTACCACATGCTCCTTCTCATCCTGATCGGCGCAGCGCTCAGCCACATGAGGCCAGAACCTCATCCTGAAAGCGGCCTGCCAACCGGTCCATTGCGCAGTCATCGAGAGCGCTGGCGAACATCCATCGGGGCACAGGTCGTTCTGGAGGCCGTGTCCCGCCAAGAACTCTCGACTCTGATGAGGCCTTGAGCCTATGGAAGAAAGCCCGGGAATCCTCGGGCTTTCGCTCGATACACCCTTCCCTTCACATACGACCGCATTGGCGGGTGCCAGGCTGGCTTTTCACGCCCAGTTTGGTCACTGCGCCTGGCATCCGGCCAATGCGGTTGGCTACCGAGGTTCACACGATGAGCAAACCAACAGGTGGTCCGGCTTTCCCGGTCTCGTACGACCACGACACCTTCCAGCCATCGCATGTCGATGAGGCCAGGCAGCTCATGTCAGGCATGACCCTGCGCGACTACTTCGCGGCTCGGGTCGATGTTTCGGACGAGGTCGGCGCCCGCTACGCAGAAGCAATTGTCGGCCGCGAAATGCCTGACTTCGCATCGGCACCGCTCGACAACATCGCTTTTTGGGCAGATTACCGTGCGATCAGTCGCTACATCGAAGCGGATGCAATGCTCGCCGCCCGGGTGAAGCCATGAGCGCCCCTATCGATGTGAAGCAGAACCCTGACGGATCGTGGACTGCCAAAGGCGGAACATCCCTCACAGTCGTCAGCGTTACCGCCCTGACCGAGCACAAGGCCGTGTCCGGCCACGCCGTTGCGATAACGGCGCTCCTGTCGAGAGGCAACGGCTGGATCAAGAGCGAAGACGCCAAGCCAGCTGATGGCCAGGTGGTCGTGGTATGGCGCAAGTGGCCGAACTGGAACTGCTTCGCTGCCGAGCTGGATAGCTGGCAGGCAGATTCGAGCGATACCGAAGGCGGCGCCTGGTACGAGGCTGAGGAATCCTGCCAGCACATCGAAACCTGTGCTGATGGTCCCGGCGAAGTCGCCCGGCCGATCACTACCCACTGGCACCCGCTGCCAGCTGATCCCACCGAGTAACCCACCACCTGGAGGCGACCATGGGCGCACTTCGAGCAGCACAGTTTGAGTACGACAACCGGATGCCGCCGGCGGTGAGCGATGACGAAGTCGCCCAGGCTGAGTGGATTGAGCGGAGTTCCGCCGAGCTGGTCTCGGGCTACCGGGTCAGCTGGGGTTATCGCGGCGAGCGTGGCGAGTTCACGCAGGCCGACTTTGCCCGGGCGGTGCAGGATCACCTGAACAACCGACAGATCGACGGCCTGGATCAGCAGGACGCCTTCGGCAAGCTGGTCATGGCTGGCCTGGGAACAGGCAGCAAGGGCTTCATCATGGATCTGTGCACCTACCTCGTGGGCGGGCCCAAGGCACTCAAGGAGATCGCCGCCGACCTGGTGCGCCCAGTTGCAGCCAAAGCTGTCACCGCCGAGCGGGAGCGCGAATGCGACATTCAGGAGTGCGGATTTTGAACAGCGCCGAGCAGATGCACGCCCTGGCGATCGGCGAGGTGATGTCGCAGCTTCGCCAGTTGGCCAAATCGCCCACCCCAGTCCCTGACCGGACCTTTGTCCTCGGCATGCTCGAAGGCTTCGAGAAGATCGGCCTCTTCGATCTTCCAACCCTGATCAGCATCCGCGACAAGGTCTTCGTCACCACCACTCAGCGCGTTGAGCAACTGAGGAAATCAGCATGACCACGGCACCTGTGAAGTCCCTGATTGACGAACAGCTCGAGCAGATCGAGCGCAGCCTGGCCATCATCGGTGCGGGACTGCCCCGCGAGTTGCCTGTCGCTCACCTGCCGCCCAAGCTGGTGGCGGCCATCAAGTCCGGGCGAATCGCTGTGAGGCCTCGGCCATGACCAGCTACCAGCGGGCCCGCCGCATCGCAGCCTGGCGCGGCTCCTTCTCCATGCTCTTCGCCTGCACCTTCTTCATGCTCGCCAGCGCACTGGCCGGCAGCATCACTTCCTGAATACACACCCGAGCCCGGCGGGCCCTTAGGGGATAACCGGACCTACCCGGAGCGTAAGCGGCGAGAGCGCGCAACCATCCACCGCAGCCAGGGCCTGGA